CTATCTTTCGTTCTTGTAATAGTTCTTCTACTGTCATCTTACCACTAAAGCTATTAGTATTGCTAAAATAGAAAGAGGTATGGACAATATTATTGCCCACATGAAGTGTTCTAGTATTCTCATTTCTTTTTGTGTGCCCACCCTGTTAATTTATCTCCTAGCAATTCGAACTCTGTCATCTTAGTCCCGCCAGGATCTTCGTCATATTCATAATACTTACTCTTCCAAGCAAGCTCTACCATTTGAAACCATATTGCTATGGCATCATCTCTAAATTTTTTATCTCCCCATAAGTAAAACATATTCCACCATTCTTTCTCGAATCGGAATACATCTATAATCATCTTCTCGAACATTAGTCCGTCTCTATGTGTATCAACTATCTCATGCAAGACTCTAAGTCTTTGACTCCCTGCAATCGGATAGTAACTGGGCATGGTTAGTATTGGGGATTTTATACCATGCAGTATTACACTTTCCATAAGTGGTTCATTAATTGGAACTTTGTGTATGTTCTCTTTAATTGTTTTTGTTTGCAATAGAAATCCTACAGTCTGATTCTCACGACTGAAAGGTGGCAGAGCAATTAACTCTGCCGTTTCTTTACTGATTCTATCTGCTGCCACTGTTCCTTACTTTTCTCCAAAGTCCATGTCTGCGTCTTTTTTCTATTTCCATGCGTACCATATAAGTTCTAATTAGTGCTACTACTGTAAATATGAAAGTCGTAACAAGTGATATTAAAACTGCACTTGTCCACTCCCATCTTTCGATCAGTAGCCATAATAAGAATGTCTGCAATGGAAAATTAATTAAAAGAGCAGCACCTACTTGCACTACAGATTCTTGTAGTGCGGCTTTTTCTGTTTTAGTCATAATTCATTTCGTCCCATAATTTATTTTCGTGTTCTGCTTCGTATATACTACGAAACTCCTCTATTGTTGGTTCTGCAATCCTTAGATTGCCCTCTCTTAGTTCTCTAACATATCTAGTGTATGCTATGAGTAATTGTTTTTCTGTGTATAATACCATCATATATCGTCTACGTTTTCTCCTGTTGCCATATTGTTAGCTATTGCTTCTTTCTCTTTAGGATTCATGGCAGACTGTGGACCAATCTTTAAGGTCTCCCAATCTATTACACTAGTAAAACTTTCCATTCTGTTACTTCTCATTTTCACACAATTAAAAGTCATACAATTATCTTGCTGTTCCCATGTCTCTAGTGAGTAAGCCGCATCAGCCGCATCAAGAATACCTTTTGCAAACCTAGCTTCACCACTCGCATCTGTTTGATACGGAGCAAACACCATAGTTTCATACTCTTGTGCATATAATTTCATTTTCTTACTTACTTCTATCTGTTCTGTCCAATCATATTGTCCACCACTACGGCTTGGAGCATTATGTCGTTTAACTTGGTTTAGATAGTCTACTATTACTACGCCTACATCTAGTTGATTTACTTTTTTATCTAACTCGGATTGAATCTTGGATAAAGTAAGTGACGGATCGTATATTACATCTAACTGTCTTTCTTTATGTAGGTCTAACTTGGTTAATTTCTTATGAAATTCCTCAAAGTCATGTGTCTTTTTAAACTCTGGTAGTAATTCGTGTCCACCATCAAAACGACCTGCCCACCATCCACCGACCATGTTCCATTCCTCACTAGAAAGCATTTTGTTTCTAAGTCGGCTAAAGGGGATCTTGGTGGATATGGCACATATTCTTTGTAGAATTGATCTACTGTCCATTTCTATTGTAAAATAGATAGCGCTACGACCTGAGTCGTATACGTTTGATGCGAGGTTACAACAAGTAAGTGATTTACCTGAGCCTCTTCGTCCGCCTACTAACACTAAGTCTTTAGGCGAGAACAAAATCTGTGAGTCATACTCACTGTTGAGTCCTAAGGGTAAGTACCTCGATAGTTCCTTGTCATCTTCGAATAAGGAAATACTTTGCATACTTTCTTCGGGAGCTTTGACATCTACCTTGTCACTTACCCTTAAAACTATTTCTTGTAGTTGTTCTATGTTTTCTTCTGCTGTTGCCATTGCAACTGTGTTGTCAATATATGCATCGAGTTGGTCTAGTATTTCTACTTGTGCATATTCATTCTTTAGATAGTCTAATAAAAGCCAAGCGTCTACCTCGACATCTACTGACTCGATTGCGAATATTTTTTCTTGGAGTTGTCGATCTCGCACTTCATAACGGAGATCTTCGAATTGTGGAAGGTCTTGATAATTATCTATATGTTTATCAAGGATACGGAAAATTGACTGGTACTCGCCAGGTAGGTAGTGTTCTTTTAATTTAGCCCATGTGTCTAAATCTTTCTGAACTATAATTTGCTTTAACAGCGCTGACGCAATATTCAATGACCTCTCCCAAAGTAATGTAAAAAATAGGCAGGAGCGAACCCCTGCCTTGACTAATCTAAGTTAACTTAGAAATTAACTAATGTCTTTCTTAGCTGCGCCGTTGTAGTCTGAACATTGTAGACCACGTCTTGTTAGCATAGTTTTTACACCTCTAACAGTTTTGCCAATCTCATCAGCAATAGCTTCAACAGTCATATCTTCAACATTAATATCTGCAAGAACATCTGCTTTAGATGAACCTTTAGTTTCTTTTTGTTTTGGGATAGCGTTGATTTCGCCACTTCTTAAAAGAGAAAGAGCTTTTCCTCTGATTGAGTTAACAGATTTGTCTAATGCAGCAGCAATCTCTTCAACGAAAGATCCACCGTTAACCATTTCAACAAATGTTACTTCTTCTGTAGGAGTATAAGTTCTAACTGTTTCAACTTTAGGAGCAGGCTTAACATGAGAAGTTAATTCCATTGATAAGATTTTTCCTTGGATTGATTTAGCTGAGAAGTGTCCGCCTTCAAAGTTTGATGCAATTTCTGCATATGTGTAGTCGCCTGAGTTATCAGAAACGAATGCACTTAAAGTTGCTTCTTGATCTTCTGAAAAAGATTTTGAAGCGGATGCTGAAGCTAGTTCAACATCAAATCCCATCTTTCTCAATTTGCTAGAAACTGATCGTGTAGATGTTTCTAATTCTGTTGCAGCGCTAGCTACAGTAGATTGAGTGATTGGGCTTTCAGAACCAACAAAGTCTGTTAGTTGTTGAGTTCTTTCGTCTGTCCATTTTGGTAATGCCATTTTATTATTCCTCTATAATGTGTTTTAGGTTATTAAATATTTTTATCCCTAGTTCTTCTGCTTTCTTAGTTTTTGAACTTGCAATTCCACTCTCGTTAAGTAGGATAGTTACATCTTTCGTTAAGCTATCTTTTACGATAAAGCCGTATTTTTCTAATACTTGCTTAGCGGCTGCTTTAGTTGGATAGCTTTTCAACTTACCACTAATGCAAACTGTTCCCTTCGTGTCTGTAAGACTGACTTCTGCCTGTTTATCACAAGTAAAAGAAAATGGGAGTTTATCATAACCGTTCGTGAAGAAGGTGTTCTCCAACCAAGTTAGAAGGCTCGACGCCGCTTTCGGACCCAGACCTGCTTCTATACATATCTCTGGGGTTATCTCATATATTGATGAGATGTGTTTCGCTAATTTATTAGTAGCACTTGAGCCAATCAGCGGTATCGAAAAAGCTGGTAATAGAGTTATGAGGTTGACACTCTTTGAATTTTGAATTTCTGTGTGTAGTTTCGTACCTAGTTTCTCTGAATCCAGTAAAGATGATATTGTAACTTGGGATAAGTAATAAATATCATCATAATCTTCCAGACCAAGTCTATCTATAGTAGATGGACCAAGTCCTTTAATCTTTAGGGTTTTTGCAAAGTGTTCTAAACGCTTTGCTGATCTAGCAGAGCAGAGACCATTAAGACAGAATAACTGATCGTTTACAAATTCCAATTCGCTATTGCAAGTTGGACAATTTGTTGGCGGTACTATCTCTCTCAATGTTTCTCTTTCTCCTAAATATGATACTATTATATCAAACGACTGACCATTTGTCAAGAGTTATTTTTTGGAAAGTCTGATAAAATAAGGGATGAAATTTTGAAGCACTCCGTATGCCCACCAAACTTTTGTTTGGGTTTATAACTATCGGCTTTAAACTTCTCGTGTAGCTGTTGTTCGTATTTCCAACAGTTGTAGATGGTGTCGTGGTAGGTTCGTTGAATACGCAAGTCATACCCTTTAAAGCCACGGCTTCTTTTAATTACATGTCGCCAGTCCTTGCCACTAGCGATTCCAACCTTGATGCACTCGCGCTCAAAGGTTTGTTGATTAACTAATATAACCCCATAAAGAACACCTTCTCTTAGTTGTTCGTCGGGGCGATTGTTAAAATAAGTTTGATTGTAGACTCCTTTGCTCATAGCTCTGTCCACCAGCGTAATACTAATATTGCTACTATGACGAAGCTAAACATAATGATAGGTGTAATATAAGTTTCCATTACCACTTCAATCCGTTTTCTAGTGCGTGTATGCAGCCTTGATAGAAGTCTCTATCTTCTTCGGATATGAACTCCCATTTATAATCTATGTTTGACATTTCGGTATATACTGTTTTTGGGTCTGTAAGATGCACTTGATCAACCATTAGTTGCTCTAGCGAATCAAATTGTTTACTAATTTTTTCTTTATAAGCACTAACTTTCTTTGAGCTAGCGTTTTGTTTTCTTCCCCAAATGCGTTCCCACCCATCTAGGTACTCGTCTCCCCCTTCGGGGCGTCTGTTACTTCCTTTTCCCATTACCAGTTATTAACTACATTTGCCATAATGAACAATGCACATATAAGATTAGTAAGAACGACTAGCGATCTTATTATTCCTATTGCATTTTCATTACGCTTATTATAGCCATCCTCTTCATCGAACGAGCCAAGGGCGTGTTTCAATAC